GATGGCTACAGTCTCTCCGTTTCCAATAGCCAATATGTCGAATATGCCAAACAAATCTTTTTTTCGTTTGGTAAAAGCGTTGTACGATTCCACGACATCGCATTGGTAGCCTCTCTCGGTCATTAGCGCGATAGTGCGCTGATTTAGACTAGCCAAGATCTTGTGCTGTAATCTTGCCCTCAGAAGCCTCAATAATGGCTTTGTGGTGCTTTTGTGGGATGCTGTTACGCATTGACCAGGCATAAACTGTTACATACTTCATGCCGAGTTTGTCTGCTATATCTTTGTAGCTGCCAAATACTTCTAGTAATTTATCAAAGTGTTGTGTTTTTACAACAGTATCCATAACTTCTCCTTTTGTAGATCTTTGATTCTACATGAAATACATAGGTTTGTAGATATTAGGGTATATCCCTAGTAAATATTCTACAAATCTCTACAAATATCTGTATAGTTCTACATAAGCAATGTTGCTTATTTCTTGTGAAAGGGAAAAAATGAAGAACTGGCACATGGTAGTAATTGGGATCTTATTGATTATCTTTGCTCAAATTATGTGGTACGCAACTGGAAAGGGGATTATATGAAAGATAACTTTATGCCTGACTTTGAGAGCAGACCTTGTTTTAGTGAACAAGAGTATTTATGGGAGAACTACATGAAGAAAGGTGCTGACTTAGATGTACTTGATGTAGATAACTTTGTAGAGTATCTTGGTAAGGCAGTAGAAAGTAAGAAAGGTGCTGAGAAGTGGGAGTTATATCGCCAATACGCAGAGAAGGGTGATTGGCATAACTTTGGTAGGGCTATTTATTTTTTAGTCCACGATCATATTGAAGATGAACTTTTATAGGGGGATGTATGAGTAAATATTTAGAACTTAGAAATGTAGATGTATCGGACAAAATTGAACGCAAGAATGGACTAAGCTACCTTTCTTGGGCATGGGCTGTGGACACATTGTTACAAAGAGATCCACAAGCCACTTGGTCTTATGGCACTCCTGTAGCGTTTGGTGAGACTGTAATGGTGTTCTGTACAGTCAATGCGTTTGGCAAGTCTATGACCGCACAGTTGCCGGTAATGGACTATCGTAACAAGGCAATACCGAACCCAGATGCGTTTGCAGTTAATACTGCGATGCAGCGTTGCCTAGCGAAAGCCATTGCTCTACATGGTCTTGGTTTATCTCTTTATGTCGGTGAGGATTTATGGGATGATATAGAGGTAGATTCTACAAAGTTTGTAGAAAAGATATTAAGTTCTCAGGACATCCCAGAACTAAAGGTTAACTTTGCCCAAGCGTTTAAGGAAGTGTCTAAGGACAAAGAGGCAATGAAGAAGGTGAACGATGCCAAAGAAAAACGGAAGGCAGAACTAAGTGAAACTAGCTGATGAGCAGCCTGATAATGTTTGTTTTGATTGTGGAGAAAAATGGGGTTCACACCCCATTAAAAATGGGGAGAATCATAGAGTATGGATCGACCAATGCGATGTATGTTTAAGGCTCACAGCAGTAGCAGATGCCTCGGAATATGGATATATGAAGGAAGGATGGGATGGAAACAAAGTGGTGTCATAGTTGCCAAATTTATCGGTCAAAAGATGGTTTTAAGCTGGTAGAAACAGGGAGCAGACTAAAACCAGTAAAAAGGTGGAAGTGTGCATTTTGTCTAAAACGAGAATCGGAGAGAAAGTATGCGAAAAGAAAGTGATTTTTTTGAGAACGCTAGGAATGTAGCCAAGGCAATAGATGAGGGTACTTATATTTATACCCCTAGTTCCACAGATATTACGATTCGGTGGAGAAAGATTTATGGCTATGTACCGGCAAGTGAGCAAAAGAAGTACCAAAAGAAATGGGCAGAGTTTCGCGCATTGACAGCAAGAACCCTAGAAAATGTGGAGATACCAGAGATACCAGGAGTTGTGCAATGGAAAAAGTGGCAAAAATCCTAGTAGAGATAGGTGTTTACATTTTGTTGCCTTTTGCGATAATAAGGGTATCTTGGGATTTAGCAAATACCTGGATAGAGGAACTTATTAAATGAGAAACAAGCATTGTATGGAGGCTTTCTATAGAACCCTAAAGGAAGTAGACATTCCTACAGGGCAGTCTATGATCTGTGAGCATTTCTTTGCAGCAGGATGGGATGCAGCCATCGATGCTCTTTCTCTCGCATACCAAAGGCAGTTTGAAAATGATGGAGTCGATACTCAACTTATTCGCAGAGATCCACAAGAGCCAATCCCAGACGATGACAAAGAATGATTGGTATCCTGTATGCTTTCATTCCAAATCAGATTACAAGAAATGGCAGTATTACAGAAGGGGATCATGCGAAAGAGTTACAGTATGTGATGACTGTAGCGATGAGTATCAAAAGAAAATGAAAGGGGAAAATCGGTGTTTTATGGCAGAGGCTATGCACCGATCAAAATATGTCTGAACCAGTATCTCAAGCAATAATGACAGTAACCGAGGTTGCTCCATATCAGTTTGCTATTGAAATTGAGGGATCAGATTTATCGTTAGAAGTTTCAGAGATTATGGTAAAGTTTCTGAATGACTGCTTACAGCAGATTCATGCGGATCAAAAAATCCATTGAAAGGGATTGTATGGAACAAAGAACAGAAGAATGGTTTAGTGCCAGACTAGGCAAAGTTACCGCTAGTCGGGTCGCAGATGTCTTAGCCAAGATTAAGTCTGGCGAATCTGCAAGTCGTAAGAACTACAAGATGGAGTTAGTAGTTCAGCGATTGACCAACAAGGTAGGGGAGTCGTTTACTAATGCTGCAATGGAATGGGGTACAGAGCAAGAGCCATTCGCTAGGATGGCATACGAGGCTCATACAGGCACTTTTGTAAAGGAGGAGGGGTTCGTAGACCATCCCACAATAGAAGGCTTTGGATGCTCTCCTGATGGCATTGTAGGGGAAGGTCTTATTGAGATTAAATGTCCGAATACGGCTAACCATATCGAGACAGTCTTGGAGAATAAAGCTCCAAGTAAATACATCCCACAAATGCAATGCCAAATGGCTTGTACAGGCGCGAAATGGTGCGACTTTGTATCATTCGATCCTAGAGTGCCAGAGGACTTGCAGTTGTTTGTAGTACGAGTCGAGAGGGATCAGGAGTATATCGACTCGATGGAAGTAGAAGTAAAGCAGTTTTTAAGCGAGGTCTTAGACCTATTTAATCAATTAAAAGCGAGGCAGAAATGACCTATGGTAAATACGAAATGAAAGATGGCAGCTTTAGTCTATTTAAAAACGACAAAAAGCTCACAGATAAACACCCTGATTACAAGGGGTCAATCAAGATTAACGGAGTTGAGCATTGGTTTGATGCCTGGTTAAAAGAAGGCAAAAAGGGCAAGTTTTTATCTGGTCGTATTGGTGATCCGAAACAGAAAGGTTTTACTCCCAAGGGCGATGATGAGTTGCCTAAGAGTAGTGGTATTGAAGATGACGCTATACCTTTTTAGGGATAAAATTATGAAAAAGATTATTACAGCAACAGTAACATATATGTTACTAATGGGAAGTGCATATGCTTGTCAAACCACTACAATTATTAGTGGTGATAAGATTATAGTTTGTACTGTTTGTGGTTCTATAGTTAGCTGTATGTAACCCCCGATGAGATCGGCATTAGTAGCGCAATGCTACACCCTTTCAAGGAGTGCCACCCCCCTACCGATCAGGGTGGCTTTATGACCTTTCAAAAAGACTTACAGAGGGGTTTGGAGATAGAAGAAAGGGTCTTGGCTATCCTGCGCAAGAAATACCCTTGTGCGACCCTTGTAAACGCTTTTAAGGGGTACGATATATGGATACCAGAGATAGATAAGGCAGTCGAGGTAAAGTTTGACCCGATGAGCCAAAGAACAGGTAATATCGTTGTAGAGATAGAAATGTATGGGAAAGACTCAGGGTTAATGGCTACCCAAGCTGATTACTGGGTTTTCTACGATGGGCAGATGTTTGTCATCATGCCAGTCAAGCACATATTTAAGTGCATCTTCCTAAGCAAACTACAGTATGTAGAATTTATAGGGGAGGGGGATAGTCAGATCAAAAAGGCTTTCTTAGTAGATAAGAACACCTTGTTTAAGTACGGAAAGATTCTATGAGAGGTACAAAGCCATTTCGTCTTTGCGCCTGTTTGTAAGTCCTTTTAATTCCTTACCACCGGCTTTATTCCACTTTAGAAATTCCTCGGCAGCAGACTCAAACTCACCCCTATTGTGTTTCATCCGAAGGGTAGAATTTTGGAGATTACCGAGTCCAACATTGAAGGCGAAAGACACAAGTGCGCCAAACCGACCAAGAGTAAGCCCACTAGGACATAATCGTTGAACTCCGCTTTCAAACCTCGCCAAATCTTTTGCAAGAATTTCATCTACTTCTCCCATCGTTAAGACTCTATCCCATCCGCTAGGAATGGGTAAAGCCTTTCGTTCTGCTAGTGGCACTTTAGCATGACTAGGATCTATAACATGACCTACACCAACAGTCCAAAGCAATGCAGGGCATTGGTAAGGTCTTTGTTTTACACCCTCGTGGTGTTTAATCATGTCAATGACACGATGCTCTAAACTCATTTTCGTGAGAACGCCTGAGTTCCGAACCAAAAGGAAACAACGGATGCCCAAATAATCTGAGTCTCATCATCCCATAAGAGATTGAGAGCTACATCGAATGGCACATCTTTGTGATATGCAAACCAAAATCCAAATACTTCTACAAAGGCAAACATAAGGAATAGACCATATGTGATTGCTGGTCTAACCATCGCCCTAGCGTTAGTTACCCATTGTGCAGCACCTTTACCAATTTCTATATCGTGTGCGTACAAGGATTGTCTTTCTTGCACTTGGGTTTGCATAGCAACTTGCTCTGTTCTTATTTCTTCTACACGAGCTTGTGCAGCATAACCTTTTTCTAACAACTCCATCTCTCTTTCGGTCTGGAGTCTTGCAAGTTCTAATTCGTGTTTCTTATCGGATTTGTCTTGGAAGAATCCTAATAGACTAGGTAAGCCACCAGTAAGAAAAGAAATAAGTGTAGTGAATAAAGTAATCATTATTTACCCAAAAATAATAAGTAAAACCAACAGAAAAGCGATAAGAGCAGAATAAAAGATAGCAAAAGATTTATTACGCTTTATGACCCCAGGTAAGATACCAAGCGATGACCGCAGCCAATGCATAGCACATATACATAACTCTACGCACTTCTGCCAAATCTTTTCTAAATTCAT